AGGCTTCGCCGGCAACGCGGCTGCAGGTGGCGTGGCCGTCTTCGTTCCATTGATCGGGTCTGGGATCTTTGTCATTCCTCAAGGACCCCTTTCAGGTAGTGAATGTTCTGGACAATGCGCGAGCGCTGCTCTGGTGTCGCGTCCCTGAGGTCGAGTAGGTCGAGCGAACTGATGCCTGAGCTCCTGAGCGTCTCGCCATGATTCAAGCTCTTCAGCTGCCAGCCCCACTTGATCGGCTTTGCCGTGTCGACAGACCAGGTCCTGTGCTCGTGAAGCGACGCGCCACGTGCGTAGCGGACGAAGCCCTTGAGCTCGGAGATCTCATTGACGCCGAGCAAGTGTATGCGAGTCCAGTCGAGGATCCGTTCGCGCTGCTCTTGGAACCAACGGAGACGTGGCTCTCGGAACGGCAGGCAGATCATATCCGCGCCCGCGACAGCGTCGAGATACTCCGCTCGCGCGGTTGGCGTAGCTCCTGCCATGACGACGGCGATCTTGAACCTACCCTTCAGCCCAGCGAGTGTGAGCCGGTACTGCTCGAGGTTCCAGTCGGGCATGCCGAGCTGGTCCGGCGCAATGACATAGTCAGCACCTACGGCGAATGCGGCATCCGCAAGGCTCGCAATGGGTAGTGGCGTCCCGAGCTCGTGCATCGAGTTGTCAAGCAGCAGCTCGCGTCCTGCTTCTCTCGTCGCATAGTGCTTCCTGTAGACGGGATCAGAGAGGACTCGATGCGCGAGGGCGAAGTCGAAGTCCGTCAGAGGGCCCCACTGCTTTAAGTACGCGACTGGAATCTCGAGCGACAGTTGCATGATGCGTCCTCTGTTAGTTGATGCCTAAGGCCTTCTCGAGCTTCGCCCGTGCGATCTTATCTCCCGCGTCCTTGCTCTTGCACATCTTCCAGTTCGTCCCTGCGTGGATGTCTGCCGGGCAGAACCATCCGTCCGGATAGAACTGCTGTACGATCGTCGGATTGGCAGATGCCTCTACGATGCGCGGGAGCTTCTGCTCCATGTGCGTCCGTATGACCTCGACGACCTCGCGGACGCAATCCTTCGGAGTGTTAACGACGACCTCATCATGGACCGTCAAGCGCAGCGTTGCGTCGCTCGGCAGGTCCCCGTCGATGCCGATGAGCGCATCGTACATCATATCGCCGGCGGTCGATTGCTGGGGGAAGTTATAGACCTCCGTTACTTCCCACGTGTACCACCAGCGGCGACGCATGTACGGGTTCCGTAGGAAGTGATTCTTCTTGACGAAGTTGACGTTATCATCCCGCCAGCCCTTGAAGACGCGGAAGCGGCTGAAGAAGCCGTTGATGAAGTCGTGGACGAAGCCTAAGTCCAGGTGCTGCGCCTGTGCGATGGACGGGGCGCCACGACCGTAGCCCAGTCCGTAGACGATGAACTTGCTCGCGTGGCGTTCCTCGTCCGTGATGTCCTCAATGGCCTTGCGTAGCGTCTCCGCCGCGACGGCCTTATGATTATCCACGCCACGAGCGAGCAGCTCCAAGCCGACCGGATCTCCTGACATGACCATCGCGAGACGCCATTCGATCTGCGACCAGTCAGCTGAGATGAAGACGTGCTCGTCTGAATCTGGGATCCAGATGTCGCGCATGTCCTCAGGGACGTTCTGCCCATTCGGATCCCAGCTGTTCATTCTCCCGGTCGATGTCTTCGACACGCCGAACTTCGGATGCACGCGGCCGTCGTCTGACTCCAGGCCGGGATCGATGTAAGTACTCTTCATCTTGCGGTAGTGCCTGATCTTCGTCAGCTCCGCCAGAGCGGCATGCTTCGGGAACTGCTCGGCAAGATCCGCGATCGCCTTCGCGTTCGCCGTCCGCCGCTTCCCCTTCTTCTTATCCAGGAGAAATTGCTCCGGCAGCTTCATCGTCTCGTACAGGAGCTTCATCATCTGCGGGGCGGAAGCCAGATTCAAGTTCGGATCCCCGACGTGTAGCTTGAACTCCTCCTCGAGCTTATCCGCGCCCTCTTCGAGTGCGATGCTCCATTTCATGGCACGGTCTAAGTCGATCCGGACTCCGCGCCTCGTCATCCGCTTCAGGACGGGATGTATCGGCAGCACGTGCTTCCAGTAGAGGTCTTCCATCTCATACATCGCAAGCTCGCGTCGGAGATCTGTCGCTGCTCTGTCCGTCGCGATGCAGTCGACTCCGCACACGCCCTTAAGATCGTTGCGGTAGCCCTCTCTGCTCTTCCAGTACTCGATGTCCGTATGATTGCTCGCGAGGAACGCCAGATCCTTCTCCGCCGCTCCACCTGGCCGGAACGTCCCTGCATCCTGCTCCGCGACGGACGTCTGTCCGTAGCTCGCGTTGCAGAGGTGAAACGCGACCATCGTATCGAAGACTCTCAGCCAGGGGATCCGGGCGCCTTTCTCTTCGGCCATCGGGCAGTCGAAGTTAAGGACGTTCTGACCGACGATTTCGATCTCAGGGTCGTCAAGTAGTTCTTGAAAGAGGCGCTGGGTACCAACGGTCCAATCGTACACTTCACCCTGATCTGGCCTCGCGACAAAACCGCACATGAGAATCTGATCACGGACGAAGGAGAGACCTGTTGTTTCGAAGTCGAAGGTACAGGACCCCCGTGCTCGAGCAGTTGCAAGCAGACCTGCTCCATGAGTTGCTGCGTCAGCCTGTCGGATAATAGTGAACGGTACACGGTTGATCTCCGGGTACGCGCTTTGAGCTTTCGCGCGTGCCAGGTCGTGGACCGCGAACGGCCAGTTGTACTGGGCTCGCATGACGAAGGCGGGGTGCCAGGTGGGGAAGACTTTGTACCTGCCGAGTTCCGGGTTCTGCGCATCGCGTAACGGTCCTTCCGTCGGGACGCCTCGCCAGAGGCCGATCTTCTCCTTATCTGTGACGGTCGTCAGCGCTGTCTCACCGGCGGCAATAATCACGTTCGGCTTGACGTCGTTGATCTCGTCCATCAGGAAGTGGGCGCAGTAGGCGACCTCCACCGCAGTCGGTGTACGGTTGTCCGGAGGCCGGCATTTGACAACGTTCGTTGTATATAGATCGAGCCGTTTATCAAGTCCGGCGTGCTGAAGAAGCTTGCTGCGGATTCGACCAGAGCCGCCAACAAACGGTCGCATACGTTCTGGACGATAGCCGGCGCCACCAGGCTTGAGCGGGGTGTCGACTTCCTCTGCGCCAGGAGCTTCTCCGAGATAGAGAATACTAGCGTTGCGATTTCCGTCGCCTCGTACGATTCCGGGCTCACGGAATAACGGGCAAGCCCTGCACTCGGGGGGCTTTCCGAAAGGATTACCCACGGGATCTGCGACGGCTTCGACATCGGCAGGTGCCTCCTGCTCGAACTGGAACTCGAGCGACTTGTACGTCGGCTTGTCTTCAGGCATAGATCCCAACAGTTCCGTTTTCGAGGAGTTCGCGATGTTCCCTGTTCTCCTTGTTCCGCCTGATGTTCTCACAGATCTTGTTGTACGCGTGTGGATCTGGCGCTATGCCCCGCTGCCGTCGAATCTCGTGGACGCACTCGACCCCATTCTTGGCCCACAGAAGGAGTGCGCGATACAGTTCTTCCTTGCTGATCCCCGGCTTGAAGGTCTTGCTTCGCGATGGGGGATGCCGTTTCTTCCAGTCAGGCGGTGCAGGCCAGGTAATTTCGACCTTTCGATTGTCGAGGTTCATCCACCCGAATTCGGGATAGATGGTCGGATCGACCTTGTACGGTGGTTTCACAGACCCTCCTTTGTCGACCTGAACGTTGGCTGAGGCTTCGCCTCAGCTGTCTGCGGAGCAGACTTGCGTGCGATGATCTCCACGTCACTGATCGCCGGCGGATGGATCATGAGCATGCCGGCGAGCTCCGCGCCCGTCTTATCCTCTGCCTTCACGCCACGTACTGTAATGGTCAAGATCCAGTCTTCCATTACGGCCTCCCTACGATCTGAAGGAACTCGCTTCGCGCGGTCGGGTTCAGAAGGAGCACGCCCCTCATCACGCTCGTAACTACATCTCCATCTGATTCTACCCCACGAAAGCGCAGACACCCGTGCACGCCCGTGAGGACGACGCCTATGCCCTTCGGGTCGAGGTGCTCCTCGAGGGAGTCGGCGATGCTGTCAGCGAGGTCTTCCTGAAGGACGGGTGTCGTCAGATGCTGTTCTACGACACGTGCGAGCTTGGACAAGCCGAGAACGGTCTTCCCCGGAATGTACCCGACGCACGCTTTGATCTCGACTACTTGCAGGTGGTGGGGGCAGAGCGCAATCACTTTGTGCCCTCGAAGCACGATCATATCCGACTTACGTGCCGGAAAGGTCGCCCAAGAGTTCTCCTGCGGCGTCAGCATCTCCTGATACATCTTCGCCACCCGCTCGGGCGTCCCCTTGAAGTTCGGATCCTCCAGGTCTACTCCCATCCCCTTCAGGAGCAGCACTATCCCCTGTCGCATGATCTCTTGATCCACGGGAGTCCTCGTATGCTGTCGCAATTGAAAGTCTAAGTAATCGTATCCTATCTGTCAGCGTTTCGCCACGGACGCCTATTGTCTCGGCGAAGGCGATGGCGTGGATACAGCTGCTGCGTTTGAGCCTGAGATAGGGAAGGATGAGCACGAGGAAGCGGCCGGCCTCTCTACCGCTGATGTGCCACCGGAGGTGGCGATTCCCAGCGGAGGTCCTGTGACTCCCTTGATAGTACTTCCCACCGAAGGCTTCGTGGAGCCAGAGCAGGATCTCAGGAGTGACTTGCGTCACCTGAACGTTCACGCCTCCGTTGAGAATGCCTCCGGCGTCATCGCAGGAAAGGCCGATGAAGCCTTCACCGTCAATGATGCCTGCGGCGTACGCATGATCGAGAGGGTTCGCAGTCACTGAACTTTCAAGATCTTGTGTAACTGTGCAGACAGACGCAGGCTCGGATGATCTCGCAGAAGGTCCGTCACGTAGAGCAGGTTCATCCTGTCGACTTCGAACTTCCCGTTGCGGGGCTGAAGGTAGACAAGCTTCCCTTCCTTCTCCCACCGCAGAGCGTCCTTGAGATCAGGCCACCGGAAGCTCTCGAGCTGTGCGAGCAGGTGTCCGTCGGCCTTCGTCAGAGCGTGGAGTGACTCAGGCGTCCCGAGTCCTGGCACGATGACCTTAATCTCGTCCGCGAGCTCGATCATACTACTGTCCCAGCCAGGCTTCGGCGAGACGCAGAGCCAGACGCGCTTCGTCGGATGGCCGTCCCGGAGCGACGGGGGCCACTCAGACGGGAACTTCGTTCCGCTCGTCTCGATGTGGAAGAGGTCAGGAGCCGGGTAGGAGAGGCCTGATGAATCACGTGACGGGAAGAACAGGTGATGCAGCTCCTGGTCGAGCGGCTCTCCGCCCGTCAGGCAGATGTGCTTGTACGGAGCCGCCCAGTCGAGGAGCTCTCCTGCTGTGAACTCACCGCCGCCACGCCAGGGCATCGTGTTGTCGAAGTCCGTATCGCAGTGCTGACAGATTTTCTTGCCGACGCTACAGCCGACGAAACGAATGAACGCCATCGGCGTCCCCGCGTACTGCCCCTCGCCCTGTATGCTCTTGAACTTCTCGGCGACGCGATAGGTCATGCTACGCCCCCTGTCTCTGGTAGTCCTCGAACGAGATCTTCTCTTCGTTCCTCGCGCCGCCGCCAGTGCGAATGATCACGGTCTTCCCAGACGTCGGCGTATGATGCTCGAAGGGATCTCCCTTGTCGATCTGTCGCGTCCCGCGAAGCAATGTTACTTCGACGGTCTCGTCGCGAAGCATCCGCTCGACGAGCTGTAGGTTCGTCGAGATCTCCTGTTCGGTCATGACCTCTCCTCCATTAGAATGCGCTGCACGAGATCATCCGCAAGATACACGGACGCCGCGTACTTCGCCGTCTCATGTACCGTCACTTCCTGTACGTCATATGAAGAGCGGACCAGCTCATTGAAGACGTGTTGTGCGATGTTCTCCGTCGACGGCTCCACGTTCAGGAGGACCAGACGGAAGCCGAACGGTGCAAGCGCCTCGACCAGAGGATCAGAGACGTGCAAGACCATCGCATGGTCAAAGTCCTGCAGGATCTGTCGGAGCTCGTCACTGACTTCCTTGAAGTCGAGGAACTCGGCGGTCTCTATGCGTGTCGCCACTGTGACGTTGTGCCCGTGCGGACTGGAGCAGATCCCTTTGTACGTCGGGAGCCGATGCCCCATCGAGATCGTGTGATTGACGATGATCGTCACTTGCCGAGCTCCCACATGGACTTATCGAAGAGTGCTTCTGCGTAGACGATCGCACTGACGCCCCACCCGATCGCACCGAG